GGTAGGGGTGACAACTTGTTTAGTGCCTTCATTTCTAATAATGTTATCATAATTAAGATCGGGCACATCAATAGGATCAGTAAAAGGAATTATACATACTGATGGATCCGCAGGAATCTGTCCAGGGAATGTCAACATGTAGTTTTTATCTTCATTTAAGTTTGAAAAGTTTATATCAAATCCTGTTATTGGGGTGCTTTGTTCAGTATATAATAAAAATTTAGCTTGAATAATAGCACATAAGGTACCAAATCGTATAAAAGCTTGGTTTCTAGTAGTATTTATCCAATCATCCTCTATTAAAACCCCTTGGATTTTCCAAACAGCATTTGGGAAAGTCACAGCAGTAACCGCTGAACTTCCTGATGTAAGGGGAATAGGTACTGTGTATGGGGTCCAGCTATCTACTGTTGAGTTTTCATATAAAAGGTATAAAATTTGATTTAAGTCTGAGAAGTTTTTGAGTGTTCTAGCTGCAACTTCATCTTCTTGTAATTCAACTTTATCAGGATTTTTTACAGAAGTATTTAATTTTAAAGACTCAATTACTTCTCCTAAAGTAGTTAAAGTTACGTTACAGCTATAACTTCCATCATTATTTAAAGTCCATTTAAAATTAGTTATTTTACCTAAAAGAGCTTCATAATTTCCTGCCCATTTTTTCCTTTCATCTTTAATCAATTTGTATATATCATATTGATTTTTAGTGCCTTCAAATAGGGCATTGAAAGGACCTGTAGCCCATGTTGGAGATTTTTGAAGATTCCCGTTGTTATCAAAATAAACAGACCACCCAAATTCTAATAAAAGAGTATAACCCGGTCTCAGGTATAGATAATCTATTAAAGCTAATTGTTTTCTACTATAACATTTTATCTTTATATTTACTTTAGCTAAAGCTCCATTATTTTGATAAGTAACATCAGCACTTTCAATTCCGGGCATAGGAACATATCCTCTTTCTTCACTTCCAGCCCACCCATATGCCGATGAAAAAGAACTTCCTATACCTACTGAAGGGGTACCTGATTGGTCAGAAGCACCTCCAAATAAAACAAAATTTTTAGATAGTTGGTCTCCAGTAATAAATGAAGATGGGAATCCTAATTTAATTAAATCTTGTTCTGCTTTTCCACCACTTTCTATATTTACAGAACTTGCTAATTTTATCCAAGGAACTTTAGAATTGTAATATTGTAGATCACTTAAAGATCTATTAGATATTTGCCCTAAACTTTTTTGCCTTTGAGCAATTTGTAATTGTACAAATTCTTCAAAAGGTTCTCCCAAAATATTAGCCATATCATAAACTATTTAATTTGTCATATTCTCCTAATATTGATGATATATTAGTAGGGATTCTTAATTGTGTTCCTTCTTTTATAAATAATGATCCAAAGTCAATAACTTCAGGATTTGCAATAGCTATAATCCAATATAAAGTTATATCTCCATAAAATTGATTAGCTAATAAATCTAATCTATCTTCAAATGTAGTTAAAACATAAATATCATTTTCATCTAAAGGAATTTCAGGGTAGAAATTTGGTTTATAATATATTGCTCCTAAATTACCTACATTAGGGTTTATATTTTTAATTTGAGATATATTTTGATAACGTTTCATTTAATTATCTTATATATTTTTCTATATATTCAGGTTTATATTCTGCTTTTGGGTCTGATGGGGCATTTCCTATGCTGTAGTAGTTTCCCTCAGCGTGCATCCCAAAATATCTATCCCCTTTAGGTTTAGGAATAAAGATTTGAGGTAAAAATTTATGTATAGGCACAAATGAAAATGAAGTTACTTTAATCATGTGAGGCATTTGTACATTTATGTCAGTGTCCCAAGAGGCATCCATTGCTATCTCATAGTTTAATTGTTTTAATAAACCTGGTTGTTTAAATACATATCTCCCTATGGTTAATTCTATTAAATTTCCTTTCATAAATCCATTGCCCGTGTATGAAGGAGCCATAGATGACGCCAAGTAATTTAACTTTTCATACATGTTAACCATTTCTGCTTTAGATTGGGCATAAACATTAAAAGTTAAACTTATGTCTCTATTAAACCCATCATAGCTATAAAGTTGTTCTCCCCTTCCAGCATACTTAACAGGATTCCAATTTGATGAATAATTATCACTAAGCGATTCTAAAAATGCTCTAAAAACCATAGTTTCTCCATCTATAACCTTGATTTTAAAATCTATAATATCTTCTCCTTCATCATTGTTTATTTTTTCTTCTCCTAATTTTAAACCATTAATTTTATCTAATATAAGCTTTCCAGATTCATCAGCTAATGCTAATCTATAGTCTAAAAAATTGTTTTCTATATCTTGTTTTTTTGCTGCAGATCCAGGATCCCCTAAAAAATATGCAAATTCCTTTTTATTTTCATTAGTGTATGGGAGGGCATTATTAAGCTTTGGTCTATGGGCAACTGTATATTCATTTGCAAAATTTCTAATTTCAGTTTGGTCTGCTCTTAGACTTTTAGGATATGATAAAATTTCACCTAAATCTACTACACTATAAGGGATTTCTCCATTACTTGCTTTTATAGATAAGTTGGGGTCTAAATCAAAAATAGAACTTTTATCAGTAGTTCTATTAGTATTTCCTATGTTTTCTTCTATATCAAATAAAATATCTTTTCTATCTTTACCGAGATTTGCTGGGAGAAAAGCAATTAAAGAGTTATCATAAGCTTGGTCGTAAGCACTTTTAGTTTTATAATTTGATTTATTAAAGTATTTAGAGGGTGCAAAAGAAGAAATAAGTAACTTTTGGGAGGGGTTTTGGGGCTCTTCTACTATTTTATTTTGATTCTGATATGTTTTTTCAATTATTCCTTTCCCATTTATGTTATTTATTCCTGTTCTTTGGTCTGCAAATCTTATATTAGTGTTCCCAAACCCTAGTATAGAACCGGGTCCCCCAGAGTATGATAAAATTTTTCCGTTGTCTCCTGTTTCGGTGGGTATGTTACTATTTCTTCCAAACCCACCTATAATGTTATTTTTAATTTTATTTTCAGATAAAGCTACAAGTCTGTTTCTTAATATCCCATCCGGAGAATTAAGAGCAGCATTTATATCTCCTTTAATTACTTCACTGTACTTATAAGGGAGGGTTAAATGGGGAAGATGACTTCCCAAAAACCCTATACCAGCTTGAGCTAAAGTTTGAAGAGGAGTATAAAACCCCTGGTTAATTAAAGGTGAACCTTCTCCTATGGCACTTGTAGAACCAAATGGTTTTACAGATGTTCTAGATAATAAATTTTGTTTAGCTGTAAAAAGAATGCCTTTAATATTCTTAGTATCTATAAACATTTCACTTAGTCTAAGAACATCTCTTCCAGCATTTACCGGAGCCAAATACCCATTTCTTAATAAGAAATCAGGAGATTTAGGGGCGTACCCATCAGGAATAGGAGATTTAATGTAAGGTTGATTACTCGAACCTCCTCCCTGTTGGTCTCGCCCATATTTGAGACCTTTTAAATTTGTTTTTAAATTAATTAAAGGCATGTATTATCTAGATACTCCTTCAGGTAAATTATTTCTGTATCCTTTTCCGGGTTTAGGAAGCCACTGATGTGTAAACCTATACTTGGTGGCATTTGTTATGTTATTAGTTAAATCTAATCTAGACTCAATAGGTAATGAGTTATTTACCCCATCATCATAACGTCTAAAATAAAAGTTAACTGCTTGTGCAAATGAACTATCTACTGAATATCCTTCTTTAATTCCAAATCCATGTAAAGCGGATTGTTTAGTAGCAAGTTCTTGAAAAGGTGCAGGCCCTCCATTTAATCTTGAAAGTACTGAACCTTGGGTTTTTAAGGTGTTTAAGAGTGCCATAGTTAATGTTTTTATTATAAATATTAAATTTAGTTATTTTTTTATCCTAATCTAGATTCTGACAGTGCTATTCCTTTAGATACTTTAGCTCCATCTAAATTAACAGATGTATCTTTTTTTACAAGTTGAGATAATAAATTATTGGCTTCTTTATTAGTTTGTAATAACATATCAATTTTTCCCATTAAAGGTGAAATGTCCATACTAGGAGAAGAATTTTGAGACATAATTTGGGATGCACCCGGGGCGGCTACTAAGTCGTCATTAGGGGATAATTCAAATAACCCTCCTTCTTTTGTAGAAACTACTGTTTTACCTTTTGCGGGAGAATTAATGTCACCTACTTTACTTAAAGCCCCAAACCCCGCAGCAAGAACAGCGGCAGCAGCTATACCCCCTAAAACAGGAGCTGCAATTGCTCCAACTACAGTAGCAGCTAAAGCTGTAGATATTGCAGCAAATGTTGCAAAAGCCGCCCATACTATAGCTCCCCCTACAACTACCTTTAGAATTTTACCAACTATATTTAAAGGACCTACCACATTTGAAATCATTTCACCAAACTTTCCGGCGTACTCTACTAGTAACTGGAAAGGAGCTACAATATATCCCACTAAAACTAAAGCTTCTGATAGGATTGATAAAATAGGCATCATTGCTTCAACTACAACCGTAAATACTTCTTGTAATTTTTCAACCGCTTTAGCAAATCTTTCTTGCATGCCTGCTTGTTTTTCAAGATTTCCTATTCCTTCTTCTTCTAAAAGTCTTTGAGCTTCTCCTAATCCCTTTTCTGCTATTAGAGCATTTAATCTTCTTTCTCTGACTTTGGCTTCCTCACCTGTAGCACCTTTTAATTGATCTTGAATAAATAAACTTTTAGCTAATTCTTCTCTACTCATCCCAAATGACTTAGCTAAGGCTTCTTGTTGAATAACATTCATTTTTCCAAATTCTTCAGCAGATCCCAATTGAGCTGATAATTCTTTAGCTAAATTGCCGGTCTGTCCCATTAAAGCATAGTATCGGGCTTGTTCTAAGTTAAGTTGTCTTCCTGTTAATAATTCAGCTTCAAGTTCAGATCCTATTGATTGTTCAAAATTTAATAAACCATCTGCTATCTTTTCAAGTTGAGCCATTTCTAGCCCTAAAGATTTTGCCTGTGCTACCGCATCTGCTAATGCTTTTGGATTTTTTCCTAATGTTAAAGTTGTTGCTGCTGATACTTTTCCAATTTCTTTTAATATTTCTTTTTCATTCAATACAATACCATTACGAAGAGAACTAATTTTAGCTTGAGCTAATATCTCACCTGTATTTTGTTTTAAAGATTTACCATTTGTTAAAGATAAAGATTGAATCCCCATTAATTCTTCATTAGTAAGGCCTGCAGTTTCTCTTAATTTAGTAAAAGTTATTAAATCTTCTTTGTTAAGCATCACATTAGTCCCTAAAGTTTTATTTATAGCCATTAGAGATTCAGCCATACCTTTAGAAGTAACAAACATATCCCCACTATAACTTGCAGCTTCTGTAAGTTCCCTTTTCATACCTAAAGCCTCATCATATGTCATGTTCATCCCCTTAGCCATATCACCTACAATTTTATCTGATTTTATAAAGGCATCTACAAGACCTGCTAGTAAGGCTAATGGTCCTAAGGCTTTTGCTAGAGCGGGTCCTAAAGAATTTATACCCGCCCTAAGTGCGGATATAGATTCTAGAGGCATTTTACCAAATTTAACTTGTTGAGCAGATACCCCCGCTTGTTGAAGAGCACTATTTATGTTTACTCCTTGGTCTCTTAATTGTTTATATTTGTCTAATTTATCATTTAATGATTTTTGTTCCTCTATAGACATAGCCTTAACACTTCCAAACATTCTTTGATTGTACATAGCCTGTTCTTGGGAAGCTTTGGATGCATCTTTAAATGCAGATGTAAATTTACCTAACCCCGGAATTGCTGCACTTATGTCTTCAAGTCCTGAGAAGATTCTTACTCCGGTGTCTTTTTTTACTTCTTTTTGTTTTTCTCTAATTTTAACTAATGTATTAAAGAAATTTTCTTGTTCTCTATAAGCTTCTTTTAAGGATATTAATTGTACTCCTTGGATTTGCCCTGATTGGATGGCTATTTTTAAACTATCAAATTGGAGTTTTGCTTTTTTTTCTAGTTCTTTTAATGTTTTTTCTTCAATTAAACTGTTTTGGGAATTTTCATATGCAATTTCAGAAGCAATTTTAGATATAGACTTTAAAGCATTTTTAGCATTAGATAACTCTGAGTTTTGTTTACTTAATTCTGCTACACTTCTTCTAAAGTATGTTGCAGTATCAATTAGTTCACGGTTTAGTTCACTAGAGGCATTAACAATGTCTCTAAATAAAATTTTAAATTTTTCTAACTCGGCATTTTGGCCTTGTAAAGATCTAAGAGCATCTTCATAGTATCTTTTCTCTTCCCCAAATAATTGGTTTATCCTTTCTTGGATTTGTCTTATTGTTTCATTTAATTCATTAGGGTTGGGAGTAGCCATCTATAAAAAGTTTATTTATTATAAATATTTAAAAACAAAAGGCATCATTTTTTTGATGCCTTTGTTATATATGATGGAGGGGGTGGCGCCTTTTGATTTTTCATAAAATCGGGAACACTAACTTTTCCGTCAGAATCTACTACGTTTCGAGAATTAGGATTTTTTGCTTTTTGATATTCTTCATTTTCCCGGTCATAATATGTTTTTATTTCATTAAATGTGTATTTTCTTAACCATGTAGGCATATTATAAACATCAAACCATGTATATCCTCCTTTCCCATGAAATACTATCTCATGTATTTGTTTAAATAAATTAAACCTATATTGAGGTACGATTTCCAAGGTCAGGCCAAAAAAAGCTCAAATTAATAGGGATAGTGGCCTCCTCTCCACTATCTGCAATAAATGTCATGTCAACATCTGGTTGAGTTTGTTTGATATGTTCTCTTAATGCTCTTGAATCTTTTGCTAAGAGGTGATTGTCAACAAAATCCCTAATAGTTTTTTTATCATTATCACCATTTATAGAAGTAATAATATGTTTTAGTCTTGTAGTAAGGTCATAAGTAAGATTTTTGTTAATCTTTTTCATTCCCTCAATTTCCCGGTCAATACTATACTCATCATGACCATTTATTAACTTATAAGTTATTTCTGCGCCACTGTTAGGAAGAATATATCCAAAATTATTTATCCCTCTAGTTACAGAAGTTTCATCAAATTCTTTATTTTCTAATAAAGATAAATCTACAGTCTGTTCACTTCCATTATATGTAAAAGTATAATCTTTACCATATCCTAAAATCCTACAGGCTATTAGTAATGCGTTTTTATCTCCTACTAGTAAATCTTTAATATTAATTTTAGTAACTACTAGTGATTCTAATAACTTATCAAGTACAATTCCTTTATTAATGTAAGATTGATTAGTAAGAATATCTTCATGTTTAGCAGTCATATACTGCATTTCAACAGTACCTTTAGCTAAAGGACTGTCTTCTGGGTAAAATAAACCTTTTGATGGTAATTCGATTGTCTCAGTTGGAAACTTAAACTCATTTTGTTCCATAGATTTTTTATTTAGGTTAAAACTTTATTGTCTCTTATACATATTGAAAATAAAAAAAATTGGTTCCCTTTTGGGGAACCAATCTTAAAATATATAGGGGGGTGAATTTTAAAAATTCAAAATCATATAATCCATACCTAAAGTAAGACTTATATTTTGTGCAGTAGTATCATTATCCCAGTTAAATTCTCCAAAATTAGCGGTTTTAATAAATGCTCCTTTTACTACCCACTCACTTACAACATCACCTACAGGACCTAATACATTGAATGTTAAATCTTTTTTATAGAAATCCGAATAACCTGCTCTACCAGTTACGGATTCATAATGTAAACGTGTCCATTCCATTACTGCTTGAGCTCCTGAGGGGGTGATAGGGTCATATAAAGTTACTGTAAGGTCATTCCATTTTAACCTTCCACCTTTTACTTTTCTATAAGTATTAATATGGTTTAATACTATTTCACCTTGCTCATATCCCACTCCATTTACTCCTTTAATAATATAACTAGGGATTCCATCGATATACATTATAAACCTATTTTGAAGTTTGGGTTCATAAGCGGTAAAAAATATTTCATTTGGATCTAGTACAGCCATTTTATTGTAATTTTATATTTTATTTAATCAATTATAAATATTTGAATTTTTAAAATTTAACTAGGGAATTGAACCCCTGTAGGTAATATGTTAAAGTCTAAGTAAATGAATTCAGCTGTTTTAGTAGGCTGGAGGTAAATAGCTCCTCTTAATTGATTTCTATCAATTATATCAGGGCTGTTATTTGATTCATCCATTACTACTTTGAATGCATATAATCCTTGTCTTTGTTGTACTGATTCTAGGTATGGGTTAGTGGTTGCAAGGAATTGATTTCGAGTTGCTGTAGTGTTCTGTTCAAATACTAAATTTTCAGCTACTTGAGAAATAAATGATTTTAATTCAATCAATAATCTTCTTACATTTACTCTGTCTAAAGCACTGGCTCCTACTTGAAGTGTTTTTTGACCATAAACTACAACTCCTCTTCCAGGGAATGTAGCTAATGGGTTCACTTTATTTTGGTATAAGGTGTCTTTATTAGTTTGGCTTAATTTCTTTTCAACTTGCCTAACAATATTTAATCCTCCTCTATTTATTCCTGCAGGAGCAAACCATGCCTCAGCTACTTGGTCAGTAAATGCATATACTCCAGGGATAAGAGTTGATGCGGGGACCCAAACTAAAGTACCAAGATCAGGTTCTACTATTTGACACCATGGCCAATAAGAAGCAGCATATGAAGTATCAAGACTTCTTGCAGTTGTAGAAATTACATTTACTGTACTTCCATATCCTACTAAATCCATTACAATTATAGCATCTCCTCTTTCTTCAATATTTTCAATTAAAGTATTTAATTTACTTGAATGGTTATCATATATAAGACCGGGAGCTGTTATAATATTGTATTGGTATTCATTTTTGTTAGCTAGTAATTTAAAAGCAAAATCATAATTATCAGCAACTAATCCTTGAGTTCTAGTACTAATATTATTGTATAAAGTATTATTTTGTGTGAATACATTACCTACAGCTCCCCCAAATGCCCCACTTGAAGCTAAAGGAATAGAAGATGTATATTGAGCTTTTGCATTTCCTGCATTGTCTAAATAGTCAGGAGTAGGTAAGCTTACAGATTTTACTCTTACATACCGTGAACTATTAGGATAACTTCCAGTTATCTGGAGCATAGCACCATCGGCATCTTCCATAGGGGTAAATGCTTGGTCTCCTATTATTCGAGCTATATAATTAGATGCTTTAGGATCTAATGAAACATTAGGGAAAATTTCAAGTACTGATTTATTTCTGTTGGTATCATTTCCCTTTCGAATTAGTAAAGAAAATGTTCCTGAAGAAGTATTAGGGCTTGCAATTTCCCATCTGTAATTGTCTGCAGAACCACTTATTAAAGCTCCATATCCCACTTCGGCACCTGCACTGTTTAATATAGCTCCTTGACTAAGGGTTTCTAATTCAAATGCAGAAGTTCCTACAGCCCCATTAATAGAAGAAGTTGCAGTGGTAAAACTTCCACTAGCAACTCTAGTTACTAATAAAGTAGTTCCTCCATTTGAAAAGTAATTGTAAGCTGAGATTGAGGTTAAAAATGTAAATTGGTCACCATTTGATCCACTTGAAAATATATTACCAAAATTAGCAACATACTCACTATAAGTAGTAACTAAAGTAGGTACACCCACTCTACCCTTTACAGTAGGGCCTACAATTGCAGCGCCGGCTTGAACTGGTTGGGATGTTATTTGGGACTGGTCGTTTTCTGTAGCTAATACACCTGGGGAGATTAATACTTCTGCCATTTGTTTTTAATTTGTTTTTTGTTTAAAAAGTTTTTTCCTTAAGTTGATTGCATAGGTAAAAACTCACCAGTATCTAAAGAAATGCTTCCATTTCCATATTTTGTTTCTAGTTCTTTAGCTAAAACTGTTTCTTGTTGTTTTAATGATGTTAAACTATTTTTTAATTCTTCTTTTCTAAGATTAATGTCCATAGTTTGGACTTCTAAATTACCTAAGATAATTACCAACTCTTGAAATTGAGATTGGAGATCTTTTAATTTTGTAACTTCTTCTTGCGTTAACTTCTTTGGTTCCATAATTTAATTTTTATTATAAATATTCAATTTTTTATTAAAAATACTTTTTTGGTAAAAATTAATTTAATTTAACCCAAGTATTATTTGCTCTACCCCAAAATCCAATAGAAGTTATTGTTACTCCATTTCCACTGTTTATATATACCAAAAGACCATCTTGGGGGGAAGATATAGCTTCAGCTTGAGTTCCTGTCATTCTAGGAAGTAAAAATCCTTGTGAAGTAGAGGTAATATCAACTTTAGCTGAAGAGTGGGGGGTGCTTGTCCCAAACCCAACATTTCCACTCCCACTTGCAAATATTATATTACTTGAAGCAGGTGAATCTATTTTAAATAATGTAGAATTTGATGAACCCGAAACATGTAAACGAGCTGTGGGGGTGTTTATATTTATTCCTACATTTCCTTTAAGAGATGTAGTAACTATATCATTATTTCCTAAAGTTACTGTATTATTTCCACTTCCAGTAGTATTAGCTCCTATTACTATTTCATTAGTATTTGTAGATCCACTCCCTACAGCTTGATAACCAACATATACATTGTAATTTCCAAGAATATTTGATCTTCTAGTAAGATAAGCAAGAGATCCAGTATCAAAAATACCAACTCCTGATAAACCCCCAATTGCGGTATTGTAATCTCCTAAAGTGTTAAAATATAGGGATTTTTCACCTATAGCCACATTATTTTCTCCTACTGAGCTGCTATATAGAGAACTTTCACCTATTGCTATGTTATTGTTTATATTTCCTTGGGCTTGAAACATAGCATAATCTCCTATAGCTATATTTTTATCTCCAGAAAGACTAGGGGCGGCTTTATTACCCAATGCTATATTAGAATTTCCAAGGTTATTACCTAATGCAGCATCTCCTATGGCAATATTCTCATTTCCTGAATTGTTGTATAGGGCATTAAATCCAATAGCTAAATTGGAACTACCAGTATTTTGGTTAAGGGAATTAGTTCCAATTGAAATATTATAATTGCTAGAGGTACTGTTGTAATTTAAAGCTCCAGCCCCAATTGCGACATTTCCTACTGAAAATTTATTTTCAGCTAATGAATATGCTCCAATAGCAACATTACTACTTCCAGAGTTTAAATATAATGCATTATTCCCAATAGCGATATTATCATATCCATATGATATTTCTCCTTCAAAAAGATTCCAATTTAAATATAATGCTTTATCTCCAATAGCAACATTCCCCCCTCCAAATTTATTGTCAAATAAAGCCCCATTCCCAATTGCAACATTTGAATATCCTTCATCAGTATAATATGAAGCACTAGTTCCTAAAGCTACATTCCAAGAACCACTTGTAATATTAGTTAAGGCATTTATTCCTAAAGAAACATTATATGAACCTGCATCTCCACTCCCTCCAACCATTTGCCCACCATCTCCAATAAATATATTTTTTCCAGCAGCTGTAGAAGGAGTTAAAGTTGAAATTAAAGCAGAGTCTCTATTAGTATTTACAAGAATATTTCCACTTACATGTAATTTTTGGGAAGGGAAAGAAGTATTTATTCCCACATTTCCTGAAGAGGAAATAAACATATTAATGTTACCTGACTTTCCTTCATCATAGATTGATCCAGTTGCTACTGTTGTTGGGGAATTGAATTTTGCTACAAAATTTGTAGTACCCTCTACGGTTATTGGGGGACCTTGAATGCCTTGGATGCCTTGGATACCTTGTCTACCTTGAATACCTTGGATACCCTGGATACCTTGCATGCCCTGAGGGCCTTGTATTCCTTGCATACCTTGGGGACCTTGCAATCCTTGTATTCCTTGCATGCCTTGGGGACCTTGCAATCCTTGTATTCCTTGCATGCCTTGAATACCCTGCCTTCCTTGTAGACCTTGTATTCCTTGGATTCCTTGGATACCTTGAATTCCTTGGGTTCCTTGTGCTCCTTGAGTTGAAGCTGGGCCTGGGTCTCCTTTAATTCCTTGTGTGCCTTGTATTCCTTGTAGGCCTTGAATACCTTGTCTTCCTTGGATGCCTTGAGTTCCTGCTAAAGTAACCAAAATACATGCAGGGGTTGAAGTTACAGGATTTTGATTAACCCCCGTACTGGATACAAAAGTTACATTAAAACTATAATAGGTTCCAAGATTAAAAATTGCATCTATTCTATATGAATATAAAATGGAATCTACTATAACTGTAAGTATACTGCCAATGGTAAAAGAGTTAAAATAATTATCATACAGTCCACTAGTTATTCCATCAGAATCACTAATATGAAGAGTAGTTACGGTAGAACCAATACTTCCATTATTAGTATAAATTTCATTAGGTCCTACAGTTGAACTAATCCCCCACACAAAACAAGCATGTGCGGGGTTTATTCCTTTGGTACCTTGTACTCCTTGGATTCCCTGTATACCTTGACGACCTTGAACACCTTGGATTCCCTGTATACCTTGACGACCTTGAACACCTTGGATACCTTGAATGCCTTGAAGGCCTTGAATACCATCAAATCCTTGGATACCTTGAATACCTTGTCCGGCATTTGCGCCATCAAGTCCTTGGATACCTTGAACACCTTGGGTACCTTGACGACCTTGAATACCTTGACGACCTTGAACACCTTGGATACCTTGAATGCCTTGAAGGCCTTGAATACCATCAAATCCTTGGATACCTTGAATACCTTGTCCGGCATTTGCGCCATCTCTTCCTTGGATGCCTTGAACACCTTGGGTGCCCTGGCGACCTTGAATGCCTTGAACGCCTTGAGTACCTTGTGGGCCTTGAATTCCTTGAATGCCTTGAAGGCCTTGAAGACCTTGACCTCCATCAAATCCTTGAATACCTTGAATTCCTTGGAAACCCTGTACACCTTGGATACCTTGACGGCCTTGGGAACCTTGTATTCCTTGAATTCCTTGAATACTTTGGGGGCCTTGTATTCCTTGGATACCTTGTATACCTTGGACTCCTTGGTTACCTTGAGGTCCCTGTATTCCTTGTATTCCTTGACGGCCTTGAACACCTTGGATACCTTGAATACCTTGAGCACTAAATTCACCCCTAAGGCCTTGTATACCTTGTACTCCTTGTACTCCTTGTACTCCTTGGATACCTTGAGCACTAAATTCACCTTTAAGACCTTGTATACCTTGTATGCCCTGTATTCCCTGAGTTCCTCTAGAAGTAAAAGTAACACATATTGTAGTAAATTCAGGGAAAGAAACACTAGATACTCCTGTACTTGTTGTTAAGAAATTAACTCCTAAAAGATGATATCCCCCAGGATTTGTTGTAGAATTTATAGTGTATGTGAGGTTTATTGTGGGGGTTGATAGTATTATGGTTCCTCCAGGAATTACTAAATCTAAGAATCCATCAAAATTTTCTCCTCCTATTCCACTATCATTAAGATATATAAAATCAGTATTGTCAGAAATAAAACTTCCATTGTTAGTGGCTAGTCCCCCTATTCCGGGAGGATTAGAGTGGTTGAAGAGATAACAAATTTGACCTATGACATTTGCTTGTTTTCCTTGTATCCCTTGGGTGCCTTGGATACCTTGGATGCCTTGTCGACCCTGGGTGCCTTGGATACCTTGGATGCCTTGTGATTGGGAAAATCCAAATCCTTGTATACCTTGTATTCCTTGTATACCCTGAATACCTTGGTAACCTTGAATACCTTGTATACCTTGTCTTCCTTGGACGCCTTGCCTTCCCTGAATGCCTTGAATGCCTTGTAAACCTTGAATGCCTTGTATACCTTGCCCCCCATCAAATCCTTGGATGCCTTGAACACCTTGGAAACCCTGTACACCTTGAGTGCCTTGACGACCTTGGACACCTTGAGTACCTTGTCTTCCTTGGATGCCTTGAGTACCTTGGATACCTTGCAATTGGGCATATCCAAACCCTTGCACTCCTTGTACTCCTTGGGAACCTTGTATACCTTGTAATCCTAAAGATCCGGTACTTCCGGCTCTAGAAAAATTTAGGGCATAATAATTATTATTTAAAGGTAAAGTTCCCGAAAGATATTCTACATCAAACTTATAGTAACCTGTAGCCGGAGTGACATTAGTTAAATTAAATAAAATAGTACTTTGATTTACATCCCAAGGACTCTTATTTATAACCAACTGTCCTTTTATAGGAGAACTAACAGTTCCCCATTCATCAAAAGCTCCAGTAACATTTACTAAGTCCCCACTAAAAATGTCAGCGTATATTTGAGTTACACTACTTGGAGTGGAATTATTAAATTTAAAAGATGCTAACCCAGGGTCAGAATCAACAGTATTATTGTTAAATACATATAAAATTCCCCCAGTGTCTCCTTTAAATCCTTGTATGCCTTGTCTACCTTGAACTCCTTGAATACCTTGTCTACCCTGAAGACCTTGGATACCTTGAATACCTTGGGCACTAAATTCACCCTTAATGCCTTGAACACCTTGTATTCCTTGGATGCCTTGAAGACCTTGAAGGCCTTGTATACCTTGTCCTGAATTTTGTCCGTCTCTTCCTTGAACACCTTGTATTCCTTGGATGCCTTGACTTCCTGGGCCTCCAGTACCACAATTTATAAACTGAAAGTGAGCAAATGCATCAGTAACCCATCTAAAATCACTAGAATATGCTGAATCTTCAAATTCTAAAAGACCCAATAAATTAGGTAAAACACAGTCTTCTTCAACTATTAACCCTTTTTCATCTTCTACAGGAATAGGATCATATGGGTTGGTTCCTTTATTTTTTCTATTAAAATCATCTAGATCTTTTAAGGTACAAGTAAACTGAGCAATTGAACTGGTTGATACATTTTCAAGTTTATATTGGTAGCCTCGAGTACTTATGAACCAAAAAATAGACCCCGAGGCATTAATAGCATTAATTATGTCTGGGGTGTAAAAGGTTTGGTCAGATCCTGTGGCTAATGGGTAAGGTTGAGTAGAAACTGCATAGTCCCTACCAGCAACATTTATAGTTACCCCATTAAATTCTATACCATCTACGGGTTCTGTGTGACTTCCAGTCCACCCTACAATTGAAGCTTTTAATGAAAAAGGAATTGGAAAAGTTGGCATGTTTTAATTTTTCTTATTAACTTTTTAAGGGATTAAAGGATATGCTTTTTCCCATGTTATATATAGTACCCATTCTCCATCAGGACCACTACCACTTCCTGAAGGACCGGTATTTATCCCTGTTCTAACCCCAGTTAATTCATTTAATACTATACTTGAAGTTGTTTGTACTAATCCATATGTAGTATCAGCTCTATAATATTCAGTAGTTATGTAATTATTGGGAGTATTTTCTGCAATTCTAGTAAATGATTTAAAAAGACAATTTTCTGGGTGGGAAATTGTTATTTTGTCTGCTGTGTTTCTTGTAAAGGTCCATCCAGATCCTCCTGCAAGTAGATTAGTTCCTTCAGAAGAACTAGCAGCAGCAAAGCATCCAGTACTAATTAAACCAGCATTATCATACAATAATTTTACATTATAATAACCACTTCCCGTTCCTCCCCCACTTGCCCCTTGTATGCCTTGAATTCCTTGAATTCCCTGAGTTCCTTGAATTCCCTGAGTTCCTGATCCACCTCCAACTCCTCCAGCACCTCCTAAGTCAAATCTAATATAAAACAAATCATTTATAGAAGAAGTATAGGAATTGCCTGAAAGGTAATTAACTTCAAATTCCCAATAATTTCCCCCATCTTCGCTACTACTTATTTGGTATATAAATTCTTCACTAGAAATATCCTCAGTAGGAGTTAAATATATCAAAGATCCTGATCCTAATGCAGCTAAGAATAGATCTTGATTTATATCTCGAGAGTCAACTTCACTTATCTTAATATTAGTAACATATATTAAATTAGAATTATTTATGCTAAAATTAGCTTGAGTGGTAGGATTTACAGATTGGAGAGATAATAAAGTGTAAGAGTTGTTGGATCCTGCAAAACTATCTCCTTTAAGTCCTTGAATGCCTTGACGACCTTGAATACCTTGCATACCTTGCATACCTTGAGCACCTTGTGTGCCTTGAATGCCTTGAGTACCTTGAACACCTTGTATACCTTGAATGCCTTGACTTCCTTGATTACCCATTACACCTAAGAGCCCTTGAACACCTTGAACACCTTGAACACCTTGCCCCCCTTGCACACCTTGAAATCCTATTACTCCGGGTGAGCCTATTGAGCCTTGGATACCTTGTATTCCTTGAGTACCTTGTCGACCTTGGATACCTTGACTACCATCTATTCCAATTGAACCTCTAAGACCTTGAATTCCTATTGTTCCTTGAGTTCCTTGTCTGCCTTGAATGCCTTGGATACCTTGAATACCTTGTCTACCTTGTACTCCTTGTAAACCTTGTAATCCTTGTAATCCTTGTAATCCTTGTAATCCTTGTAATCCTTGAATTCCCTGAGCTCCTCCTATACCTGATAAATCAATTATGTCATATCCTCCACTTCCAGTTCGGTATAATATTAAATTATTACCATCTAATGAACTCGAATAATATAAGGACTGAAAGTTTTCATCTAATTCTTGAAAAGTTAATTCAGATCCTTTGACTTGTCTTAGTGTTATTGCCATTATATTGTAGGATATTTGTTATAAATATTAT